AGCCTGTGCTGTATTTGATTTTACATTGAAAGCGGATGGAATCACGCGCGTCACAATAGAGAACTGGTTGGTCAAGAACTGTAAGACTTGGACTTTCCAACTGGAGAAAGGAGAAACTGGATATTTACACTATCAGGGTAGAGTAAGTTTAAGAAAGAAAGTTAGAGAGTCAGGGCAGATAAAGGTACAACCTTGGGATAATCACTGTGCATGGAGTGTAACGAGTAATGCTAATAGAGATAATAATTTCTATTGCTTGAAAGACGACAGCCGGGAGGAAGGACCATGGACAGAAAAAGATGTTAAAGAGCCTGTATACATTCCGAGACAAATAAGAGAAATCCAAAGTCTACGACCTTGGCAACAAACTATAATTGATATGAGCGACGAGTGGGACACACGAACGATTAATATGATATACGACCCCAGGGGCAACATAGGAAAATCCGTATTAGTGGGTTATATGAGGTGTCATGGGTTGGCGAGAAAACTCCCTCCATTGAATGACTATAAAGATGTAATGCGAATCATTTGTGATATGCCTACAAGCAGGTGCTACTTGTTTGACATGCCCCGGGCTATGAAGAAAGATAAACTAGGTCAACTGTATACAGCGATTGAAGAGATTAAATCAGGGTATGCGTTCGACGACCGATACTCGTTCAAAGAGAAATTCTTTGACTGTCCAAATATTTGGATATTTGCTAACACCTTGCCTGACTTTGAGATGCTATCTAAGGACCGCTGGGTAATCTGGGAGGTAAACAACAATAAACTAGAAAAGTTTAATGAGGGCGAGGTGTAAAACCTCTGTAATATTATCATTAAACCTATTGGCACAATTGGCACACTTTTAATTAATTCAGATCACTGAGCTAATTAAAGATGTTGTAGAAGCGATAGTGCTACGCACCAGGCATGGGCGCAAGCGCCAACGCGAAACATTGTTTCGCACCTAGCCAAATCAATAAGAATTAATCATTTGTTTGGCCTGAGAATAATATCTTCAAATTCAATTCTGGATTTTCGAGGTCAATTCCGATGTTATTGTTGAACGCTACCATATGCAAGCGCTGGTTAGGTTTGAGGTCCCACGAGTTAACGTCATACCAATTCCCTGTACGGGAATCGATGTTGAGATTCGACTTACGACTGAAAGAATATCTGTTTGGACGCAAATCAGACAGTATAGTGGCACCGGACGGAGCTACGCTCGATATCGGTTGAGTTGTAACACGTTTGTAATAATGAATATTCCAACGTTTTTTGTTAACCAGGGCCATACCATCATAAAGAGTATAATCCCGACCACTCACTAGAGTTTGACATGCATCCGCGGCGCCACCTCCACACTCGTTGACGACTTTTTGGTTCTTGGGGGATAAGAGAAACACTGTACAGTTAATAGGACTAGGCTCTGTATGCGAAGAAATCCTATAATCGATTTTGTAATTTAATCCATGGAAAGAAGCCCCAGCTTCTTCCTCACCTGCACTGAAGACTCCGCTCCATTGACTAGGCATACATAGAGGCCACATAGTAAAGGGTTGACCAAGATTACCGGTAGCATTGTACATAAACATACACTTGTACGTATTACCACGTACGACGCGACTGAGAGAATTTACTTTTTGGTTGATAGCTAGGATTTGATTTTTTTGAGTAGACGCTGTAGGACGCTTGTAACGTATCTTAGCATTCGACGTAGAAGCAGTCTTCTTTCGACCTCGGGTGCGTGAATAGGTTCTAGACCCATATGCCATAATTTTTATACTCTCTGTATAGATTTTAATTTTGAGATTTAAACGCACCAAAAAGTTTGAGACTGTATAGATTTTAATTTTCTGAGATTGAACGCAGAAATCGGTCCGTATAGATTTTAATTTTGAGTGACTGAACGCGCGCGTTTAAAATGAGATATTATTATATACAACTGTATGTAAATGTCAGCCTGTGCTGTATTTGATTTTACATTGAAAGCGGATGGAATCACGCGCGTCACAATAGAGAACTGGTTGGTCAAGAACTGTAAGACTTGGACTTTCCAACTGGAGAAAGGAGAAACTGGA